TGGTCATATTGTTTTATAGTTTCCTGTAGTTGTTTTGCATAAATAGATGCTGATTCTGCCGCTTTCCCTGCTGAAACCCAATCACTTTTTAAGCAAAACAAATGACAATTTTTGATGGCTAATTGGGTATCTAAATACAATTCTGAATAATCTTTAGTTCTCATAATTTCCTTATTCGGTTTCATCGTCTGGCATCTGGTCTGTAGGTCGCATTTGAATTAATTGAACATCATCCAATTCAGACTTTTCCCATTTAGTCATAAATTCTTTGGAAAGAGTATTGATTGCCGCCATCCATCCCATTTCAAAAAATTCTTCTGGGGCAAATACAGCTTTAGGTATCTTATCAAATTCTTCTTTAGCAAATGGATTCATACCTTTTGTTTTCTCCAAAGCTGTTTAATCTTTGGGTCTATAAATATAGCATCAGAATCATCAATTGTCCTATTAAATAATGCTTTAAAATCAGCCCATTTCTTTTTGTACATCTCTTGTTCACTTGCTGGAACATAACCATAAATTTTTTTCCAGCGAATAGTGATGTCTGTACTTGCTGGTGTATAAATATAATCTTTATTTTCCATTTTTACTCCTATAGTGTTGATTGGATTGCCTTATTAAACATACTGAACATTTCCATACTTTTGTTTTGTTTCTTAATACTAATTTAAAACCTTTTGCATCTCTTACTACTTGACAGCTAACACAAAACTTTTGTTCCATCCCAACCTTCTTTTAAATATTTATATTCTGATGCATCTACTACTGCTGTTAATTTTTTGCATACATCACAAGTATCTAGCCAAACTCTGTAATCATGGTATCTGGGTTTTTCTTGCCCCCATTTAGTCCCACAATCAAAACAAACATTATCAGGTTGTTCTTGGGCTAATCGCATTGAGTTCTGCCTTTTTCTTTTCATAGGTTGGCTGAATTTGCTCTTTTTGTTTCTTAGTTTTAGCTTCAGCCCATGCCAACCCAAAGACAGTTTTAAGTTCATCTGCTGTCTTACAGTTTTCCAATTGGGCAATAATCTTGTCAGTTGGTGATTCTTCTGGTTCATCCCAGAACTCATCTCCTGCATACAAGGATAATCCAATTCCAGTACAGATGGCAATACACTTTACCAAACATCTTTTCATTGCTGAATTTACTTGCATTGCATTTGGATTAGTGATTGCTTTATTTGCACCATCTATAACTGGCAACCATTCTGTCATTGTTTTGCCAAAAGCAGTAACAGAACAACCAACCATTAAAGTGCCACTATATTCAATTGGTTCTGTATAAAACCAGTTTGCTTCTGGATCATGTTGTAACAAAGTATCAACAGAATAAACCCAAGAAAGATATGTAAATCTTCCTTTCTTTTTTGTTTCAGCAGATACATCTATAGTTCTAAGCTCTTTATATTTATTCACAATATATCCTGTATTTTGATGCCTTTATTTTCAAGGGCTTTTTTAAATTTACTTAATGCCGATGACAATATTTGTGCAACTCTTTGATGAGTTATGCCTTCAGCTTTTGCAATCTGTTGCAATGTCATTGGATCTTTGTTCATTGACAAGCCTTTTGTGCTGAGTTTTCCCAGTATTCGTATATACAAGTTGAAACAATTAATCCAATCTTTTCTTTCTCATTCTTTTGGAGTGCTTCAACTAAAGAATCCCAATGCTTACCATAAAGTGCATCATCCATAATTGCACCTTGGATATTTTCTGGTAGGTCTGGGCTGTAATCACCATTGAGCAATTCAGCTACTTGCTCATCAAAATCCTCATCATCTGGATCTTCTGGCTCATAGTAGCGATCTTCAGTATGCATACCCATGATTAGAACCCCCATCCAAACATTGCACCAAGGATTAAACCTAAAAGAATTATTCCAATAATGTCAGTCTTATTCATATTATTTCCTATATGCATATTGTGAAAAAGGGATGCCAACAGTTCTTTTATCTTGAAAAGCAACTTTATTCTTTTCATCAATGTAAGCAGTAGTAATAAAAGCAAATGGTGATTCTTGATGCAACTGTAGCAATACTTGATTGATGCGATTGGCAATTTTGTTTGTTTCAGCTAAAGACAGCCTACTAAAATTTTCAGTAGTCAATCCGCTAGAAGCCTTTTTAAGTCTGGATTGTTGATCTAGTGTTAATGGGTTTTTCATATTTTATCCTGTAAAATTGCCCCCGAAGGGGCATTAAATTAAATAACTTGAATGCCAGTTGGCAAACCTTTAGATTTTAAAACTGCTTGAACTTGACGAACAACATCAAACATATCATCGCCATAAAATTCAACTGGAGTATTTTTTAATTCAGCAACATTAGTGTTAATGCAAATAGCTTCTGTTTCGCCAATCCAATAACCACGACTTGTATCGGTTGCTTCAACTTGGTTTAAAAATAATTTAATCATTTGTAATTCCTTTCGGTTGTGATAAAAAATTTACTGCATAGATAAACTTTATTCTTCTGTTTTTAAAAAGTAAAGAAAAATCGACATAGGACATACCCTTATATAAAATGTGTCAAAAAAGCAACAATATTTTTTAAAGTTTACCAATCGGGAAATTTGTTTAATATTTGCTACATTTTTAGTCAAAAGTTACTGATCGGGAAATTTGATATCATTTAGCATGACCAGCTTAAACCAGCGCACAGTCGCACTTCTTAAAGACCGAGGATACCAATGCGATGTAGTCGAAAGCTACAATGCCTTCACCAAAAGAAAAAAAGACCTATTTGGCATATTCGATATATTAGCTATTGGGTCAGGAGAAACATTAGGTGTCCAGATAACTTCCAAGTCCAATATTTCATCAAGAATTAAAAAAATAGAAGAATCTGAGTATTTACCCCTATTGCTTGCCGCTGGATGGCGAATTATTGTCTTTGGATGGTTCAAAAAAGATAATGGAAGATATGATGTTAAGGAGTTTGAGTTTTAGAAGTACAATCTATGGACAGGCTAGGGTCATCCCCGAAAAGTCGCTTAGTCACCGATCTGCCAAGTCCACCTTTTGACTGCTTTTGACAAGGCAACTATGAATTTTTACCCATTCCATATTGGCGATTACATCAGCCATACAAGCCATTTAAGCGATGAAGAAGATTTAGCCTATAGGCGAATGATCGACCTTTATTATTTAACTGAAAAGCCATTTGATGATATTTCTTTGCTTTGCCGAAGGGTTAAAGCAGAATTAGCTATTGTTGAAAATTTATTGCATGAATTTTTTATTTTTGAAGATGATGATTGCTGGCATAGCAAAAGGGCTGATATTGAAATAGCTAAATATCAATATTTGAAAGAATCAGGTAAGAAAGGTGCTGAAATAAGATGGGGAAATAGGGAAGAAAAGCCAACCCAAAGCATACCCAATAGCCCCCCTAATGCCACCCCATTAGCAACCAAGACCATTACCAATACCAATACCATTACCAATAATAAAGACATACCCATTCCTGAAGGAATGAATATTGTTGTTTGGAAGGATTATTTGAAATTAAGAAAGACCCAAAAGAAACCATTAACAGAAACAGCTTTAAAGGGCTTACAAAGGGAAGCTGATAAAGCTGATATGACCCTAGTAAAAGCATTAGAAGTCTGCTGTGAAAGGGGTTGGATTGGTTTCAAAGCTGATTGGATAAAAGACAAACAACTTGGAAATCAACAAAACAAAATGAGCAATTTCTGGGCGCAAATTGAAGGGGCAAAATAATGGAATATAAAGAATCCGATTTTTGCACCAAGGAAGATGGCATCAGGTATGTTTTTAAGATGTTTTCTATAATTTATGGCTCTAAGATTACAAACCATTGGGGTGATATGAATGTATCTGCTGTGATGGATGTCTGGAAGGAAATGATTGGTAATTATTTGACATACAGACCAATACTGGATTTTGCCCTTAAAAACCTTGATCCAAAGGGTTTTGTAACAACTCCAATGGCATTTGCTGATCTTTGCAAGCAAGCTGGCAGAATCCCAGTAAAGCCTTCCCAGACAATAACTCATCAAAAGACCCAAGTAGAAACAATTAAGGATGCACAGGCTAAAGAAGAAGCATTGGCTAAATTGCGGCAATTCACCGGAAAGGTAGTTTTATGAATACTGGCAACCATTCTTATGCAGAAAGAATACAAGGCACTAATGCTGGTGAAGAACTATTTGAATCCTATTGTGAATCTAAAGGTTTCCATTTGACTAGATTAGGATTTGATGAGCATAAAGCCAATATTCCTAATTTCTTCAGATTAAATCAATACATCCGAAATATTCCTGATTATGTAATCAATACAGATAATGGAACTTTTGTAGTCAATGTCAAAGGGACAGATAATTTTAAACAATCAGAATATAAATTGTTACCTGAATTTGGCGAATGGTTTAGTAGTAAAAAAGCCCCATTGATTTATGCATTTTGCTTTAGGGGTAGCGAAAGACCC